TTCATCACCTATTGAAAAGAATTCATCAGTATTTATATCATCATCTATTAATACATCACTTCTAGTTCGCTTATGATAATCACAAACGAAGTCTTTTATTTGCTTTTTATCCATTGTTACACCACTTTTACATATGAAGATTGGTGATATTCATTTACTCGTGCAATCTTACTGTTTTCAATTGCTGTATTTCTTTGTTTTTGACGTTCTGAACGTTGTTTAATACTTGCTTGATACAAATCAACTTGTAAGCGTTCAATGACGTTGTAGGGCTTATATCGTCCATTTGAACGCATATATTTTACAACTTGCTTCTGCTCTTTTTCTGTATAATGATTTAGTACCGTTTTCAACAACACCATATTACTTATAGATCGATTTTTATAGTTTTGTAACCCTGCTTTTGTTTCAATAATTTTGATAACTAATTTTTCAATCGGATATGAGACAGACACGACCCCCATTATTTCATCACATGTTGTGGTCGACGCACTCATATGGTACATACTTTCAATTTGGAATTCACACATCTTAATTTTCTTATTAATAAATGCTGGGTTAAATTGCGTTAATAGTTGATAATCAGATAATTTATTGTCACCATTACGATAATATAAACAATTCTTCGTTTTAAGCAGTTTCATTTATTCACCCCTATAAACAGAGCCTACCCGAATTGGATAGGCAATCATTGCTATTTAATAATCCTGTTTTGCTTAGCTAAATTTTGTAGCGTTGTACCATATTGCTTTTGCTTAGACTGTTCTGATTGTTGTAACTCACTTGAAATCTCCTGCATATTGTTTTTAATATCCAAATCAACTGCATTTATTAATAGATTTGTATCTTCTTCATTTAAACCAAATGCATTTGCGACCTTTTTAGTATTATTTAACTCGTATTTTGTTTCCATTTAATTACCCTTTCTTTTTAACGTTTTAAAAACAACTTGTTATTGTGTTCGTATGGCAAATCATTACCATTAATATATGATGTAAATATATTTTCTCTAAAGTAGCCATTCAATGCTTCCCTAGCCTCTTTATCATCATATAATTGTTCTTGACTATAAATACTCGCATATTGCTGATGCTCATCTTCATATCTATCATTAATATCTTCTATTTCATCAATGATCTCATTATATGCATCGACTACCTTTTTTAATTTACCTAAAGCTGATTGTTTTTCTGATTCATATAATGATGACAACTCGCTTTGATGTTTTAATAACTCAATTGTCTTTTGATATTTAACTTCTTTCGATACACTTTTCTTTGTCTCTAAGCGTTTATTAAGTGCTTTTAGTTTCTTTTCATCAGCATCTGTTCCTTGATATAGGTTATCTGCCTTGTCATCTTGTCCATCCATGATTAACTGTTTGTATGTGGACTTATCTAACTTTATTTTACTTTCCAATGCATTACGCTCTTGTTCCAATTCTTGTATAGCCTTGCGTTGATCTAATACAAATTGGTTGTATTCTTTAAAGTACGATTCAGTTTTCATTTTTATCCCCTTTACACTTCAATTCGTTTCAAAGCTTCATAGCGTTTCATACTGCCATCAGCTAGCTTTTTAATACTTATCATCGCTTGTTGCTTTTCTTGTTCTGTCGTAATAATGTAGTAACCACGTTCACTAGGTTTATAACTACATCCGATAGGATAGCCATAATCATATACTAATGAATTGATTACTTTTCTTAACCATCGTTCATTGCTTGAATTATATTCATATCCTAATTGATTTAAGATTTTAGTTTTAGTAATATACTTATTGGACGTATTTTTTATCACATTGAAAACTTGCAGGTGTTCGGTGGGTAAATGATACGTCTCTTTTTCTACGATACCTTGCATTTCTACACCTCTTTCTTTTGATTATTCCATACCTAAATTATACCATTTTTACAGGTCTAAAACAAACTTACGTTCGCTTTGAGTCGCGTTTTATCAGTTGTTTAGCTTGTCGCATATAACGCTTATAAAACCACATTAAATAATTAATAAAGAGCCTTTTACATCACAGCAATACAGAACTTAAGTTCGATATAATAGAGCGAACAAATTGCGAACAAACTTAACTTTTAGACTATACCAAAAACACAAACTTTAGCTTGTATTAGCATCACCAAAATTCGTATACATTGCTATAACCTTATTATTTTTATTAGGAGCCACACACTACATGTGACCCCTCATAACATTATTTACTCAAGCTATAGTAAGACGCTTTTAGATTATTCAATTTACGTTCTAACGCCGTGTAATCCTCTTGTGTAGCCTTCTCGTCTTGCGCAAACTCAGTTACCAACTTCAATCCCTCAACTAATTCTGTTGCTGGTTCATTGATTCCCGTAGCTAACTGATACAACATTTCAATATTTGCTATCACATCAGTATTACTCGATTGAATGCCCTCAAGTGTATCGGTATCAAATCCATTTTTTAGGTACTCAAACACATCACTATTATTTGATTCTGCATATGTTTGTAATCCATACATAAAATATTCATCTTCAAACAAATGACTAGCCATCATATCACTAATAGAAAGCTGTTTACCGTCATGTAATTCATAACCTACATAATGCCCCTCTATGCTTCTTATAAGCCCCTCAGTGTGCTTAGGTGACGCTAATTCAAATGATTGCCTTACTTTACAATCTTTAATATATACATGACCGAATAACTTCCCATTCATCATCACATAAACCATATCAAATGGATCATTGTATAACTTAAAGCAACATGGTTGCACTTTACTATGTTCTAATAATCCTGTGTAGTACCTTAGTAACGTGCCTGCTCGTGTTTCAAATTGGTTTACGATAGTTTCTACGTTCATGTTATTTACTCCTTTTTATATAATTTAAATAATTCTTTAATCTAGCTAGCACTAACTCAAAACTTCCTGTAGCTATAACTTTGTAACTTGTCCTTTTATTCGATTTAGGTATATAACTCTCACGCCATGCAGTCCAATTGTTATCAATATATTCTAAATAAACCGTTGATACATAACTTATTGAACAATAATATACTTCATTAGATATACCAGTTATTAAGCCGATGCTTTGGGCTTGTTCATCTAAATTGTAATTCTCTTTAACGGCTTGCACTTCTAACTGTCGCCTCCCAGTCTCTCTCAGTAAATACATCGCCGTTTTTATTATCTCCAATCAATACACGTAACGGCTCAATATCTACGTTACATTGAATCGCGTAACTTACTGCTTTATATAAATCATTGTTCCTATATTCACTTTGACCGTCTATAATGCGTTGATATGCACGTTTGCCTTCTCCACCTTTGCCAACTCTTACGTGACTAAAACTATAATTAGGTAGTGCTCGTCGAATGGAATACGGCTCTAATACTTGTTGTTTGTAATTACCAGCTTTAGAAAATATTCGTTTCTCAAACTCTCCTTGATACTTAGTTACATTGACACCGTTATGAGTGTATATACCTTTAGCTGTTTGACTACCTGCAAGCACAAAATAATTATTGGGATGTGCTTTGATATCAACAGATGGTAAATAACCTATCTTCTGTCCGTATTCGATATTGTCATGCTTTTTGAATATGATATGTTTCCCACCACTTGCCGTTGTCTGTACTAATGTATTTTGTGCATTGGTAACAAGTTCTTCGTAATATGGTATTTGTTTCAAACTAACGAAACCATTCTTACCATCTTCATGATCTACATCAATGTCGATACACCATACACCTCGTGTTAATACGCCCAATACATTGGTTTGATGATAAATATTAGAATGATATTCAATGAATTCATCGGTAATATCTATATCAGCAAATGAAACTGTTGGCTTTTTGTGATTATTAAGTGGTATCACTTCAATATTCTTTTTTAATAATTGTTTTGCTACATGATAACCTGTCATTGTATACCTCCTTTGTAGGTAACCAGTAACTCTAATAACTCTTATTTTTACCTATATCATCAACAACATTAAAAGTTATCGATTAATGTTACAGTAATAAGAGTTATATAGGTTACCAATTGTTATAACGCTATTTTTAGAGTTACTATATAAGTTACCTAGAGTTACAGTAACCTTAGTGTTCAGAAATTAGTTCTAAAGCCATATTAAATAATTCAATGTTTCCAACTTTATGAACTTTTGTATTTACCCCGTCTATTTTCTTTTGATTATTGATACTAATGCCAACTTTCCTCATGTCTTCTTTAGCGTTCTTGTAACGTAAACTTGAGTAATCTTGTTCTATCAAGCGTTGTAAAGTTTCATCGCCTGCTAATATAAAGCCCTGTTTTGATAACAATCTGATCATAGTAATTTGAGTTTCAGTCAATTCATCTTCATTAAAATAATACTTGAGCATTACATCTTTAAATTTAAATTCTCGCCCATTTTCTTTTAAATATTCCAAACTCGTTATTAAGAATGACACAGACGCATTAACTGAAGTGTTGCCATTAGGTTGTATATAATCCCAATAAGGCTTAAAAATCTGATAACGTTCTTCATCAGTTTCATTTATGGGTCTATCCTTTAGCGATATTTTAACTGTTCGCGTTGTATTGGCTGTAATTTCACCAGTATCGACACTTTCATTTGTATCTAGTATTAATACGGCGTTATTTTTAAATGTAAATGCGTTTCTTCCAATGCCCCGTCCAGAAATTGTTTCACCTGTTGCTATTTTTCTTAATATGCGCATCATTTGTTTAGTGATTTCACCTGTCTCATTAGCATGAGCTATATCTGCACCGTAAAAATTCATCCACTCATTTGCCGATTCAAAACCACCAGAAATAAGGCTATCAAAATTAACTTTGTTCACTGTCATCAATTTTTCAAATGTAGCCATAAACAAACCTTTTCCAGAACGACCAAAATCTTTAAGTAAAAACCACTTTTCTGCTTGTATCAATTTCATTTTTCGATACATTGTATAAGCGTGTGTTAGCATTAAATTGTTTTTACTCTTTTCATTGTCAGTTACTAAATCAAAGAAGTTTCTGGGTATTTCTAAATTGATATCTTTAATATCTACGTCATATTTAATTGAGTAGAGCTCATCACTTTTTAATTTTTGTTCTGTAAGCGTTAAATTTTGGCAATCATATACCCAGTCATTACCTGCAATGCAATATGGATAAATCTTAAAGTTATGAGTTACATTTAAATGTTCACGGTAAAGCTCTAACATCACATCTAAGAAATCATCAATATAGTACTTGTTATCAACTGGATAGGTTAACGCAAAGTTTGTATTGTCTATCACTTCATACTGGTTATTCTTAACTATAATAAAGCAGTCTAGTTGTTTTGAATAAATGACCCTGTCAGAAATTAGATCAGCTATAAAACGTGCATAGTTATGAAAATGACTAGTTTTAAACGTAGATTGTTTTTCTTCTTCACCATTTTTATCAACAGTCTTGATATTGACGGTTCCATAAACAAGCCCAATTTCTTTTGGTTTTATGGTATAATCTAAAGTAAGATTACTAATATAATCACCTGCAACATTATCTTTTTCTCGGTGATATACATTTCCTTTGTTATTAAAAACTTGTCTATCCGTTGAGATTGATGCAAAGTTTATACGCTTGCTTATCTCTTTTATCCTAGATAGATTAATCGTTGAAACATAATCTAATTTAGAATGAAATTCGAAATGTTTTTTATAAAGTGATATTTCGTCCATGTAGTCATCCTTTCGATATCATTTTATTTTTGTTAATATATTTACTAGTATTTATTTAAATAAATACGTAGTGTCTATGCGTCATCTGATTCTGTCGCCAAACTTACATCAGATGATGCTTTTTCTATTTCATGAAACTTTTGTATAAGTTCACCGAACTCTTTTAAGTACATTTGTAATAACTCAACTGTATGTTCATTTTGTATACGATGTTCTAAATAGCTAGCAGAAAAATAAATATGTTCCTGTTTTGTTTCTAATTCATTTTTGACAAATTTATCTTCAACAAACCAACCATGTTTGATAGCTACATCATTGATTTTTTCTTTTACCACTTCAATATCACACATTAAATCTTTAATTTCCCAATTCATTTATAATTCCTCCACTTCAATATTTCCCGCAATGTAATCTAATGCCCACTCTAACATTCCAATCACGTGTCCTTTGCGATCTGTTGTATGTTTGTGTTCACCTTTTTCATCTATGACACTATAACGGTAAACGTGTTGTGTTTCTTTCATGACATCACTTAGCGTCATTGTTACTTCATCAAGAATTAAAAATGCTTCATCTTCAAAATCTAATTCAGCAAGAATATTGAACAATCCATTATGAACTAACTTTAAAGCATATTCATAAAATGCTTTATCCTGATAATGATAGTCCTTATCGGATTGAGACTTATCTTCCTCGTATAATACTACTTCTAATATTTTAACCACTTTTGATAATTGATATTTTTGTTTGATTTCCATCTTTACTACCTACCTTTTTCTTATTTTTAATTTCCGTAATTTTTGATAAATCCATTTCTAAACACGCAACTTGAACATCTTTACTAACATCAGGAAAGTACTGTTCAAATACTTTTGGCGGTATATTTAACATTAAATTATGTTGAGTATCTTTAATGTTGTACCAGCCAACTACTGTTTTTGTAATAATCACTTGTTTTTGCACGTTGTAATCTCTCCCGTTAAATTAAATCCTAAAGTTATTAGCCAAGCATAAACGCTAAAAGCAACATACATGTTAGATATTGCTAGTAATAAAATTGTTAACAATGAAACTAAGCAGATATAAGTTAAGTACATTTTCATCGCCTTGCCTCCTACATCCATTTTTTATGACGCACCTTCATGTACTCCTCGAATCGCGGAATACTGATAACAATCAATGTTGATGATAGTGAATAATATAAATCATCAACACCTTTAGAATCTTTTTCCCATTCTTTTAAAATGCGATTCACCGAACTGTATGAAATTCCAAAAATACCAGCTAGTGCATTAGGTTTCGCAAACAACGGATTTACTACAACTTGCTTCGGTTCTGTAACTGTATTTTCTTTTGATGGAAAGTCTTGCAATTTTGTTCTAGACATTTATTTGACCCCCTCTTTTTCATTGATTCCAAAAAATTCGTTCAAAGTTACATCAAGGGATTTACACAATTTCGAAACAGTACTAAAACTTGGATTAATTTGTTTTTCGTGATACAACTCATGAATTGTAGTTCTAGAAACACCGGTATCTTCACTCAATTTTGTAGCTGTAATCCTTTTTTGCCCCATAATCATACTTAAATTATTTTTCATATTATCTCCTCCATTTGTAGGCTTTCATATTTTTAGGAATTGCCTACAAAAAGAATGTACCACGAATCATATTTCACAGTCAATACTTTTATTCTTTGGAATTAACCCCTATAATTGTTGTATAATGAAATAGAGGTGATTTTATGAAATTTGGAGATATATTAAAGGAATATAGAAAACAATTAAAGTTATCTGTAAATCAACTTTCTAAACTATCAAACGTATCAGTAGGCTATATTAGTAAACTTGAAAATAATAAAAGGAAATTCCCGACTACTAGAACATTGTTTTTATTATTACTAGGATTTAAAAACTCAAAAATAAATGATCAATCTAAATCAATACAAGATGTAGACAATGAAATCAAATATATTTTAAATGAGTTTATAAATGCTGAAGATAGCGAAATAAATAGTGAAGAGCTGGAAAATTTATACAAAGATTTCAATACTTTCTATGAAGATTTGCATAAAAAAGTTGGAAATAAAGATGAAAGAAATAGAAAAAAGAATATATTTGTATATGAGGATGATAAGAAAAAGAAACACTCTGTTAATTTAGAAAGACCTATAAATGATATAGCTTTTCACCTTAAAGATAATGCAAATCAAAAATTTTATAACGGTGTAATGTTAAATGAATATGATAAAAATATGATAAATGAAATCATTAATTCGTTTTTAGTTACTAAATTATCGCAAGAACAAGTAGATTTAAACGAAGATATTGAACAGCTACAAAAAGATTTTAATGATTTCAGAAAAGAATCTATGTTAAATAAAAAACAATTAAAAATGTTTGCTATTCACAACAACATCCAATCACTTAAAGATAAACAATAAAATAAGAGTAAACAAAGGGGAAAATAATGAAATTTAACAAATGGATAAGGTGATACTAAATTTGGCGCACTCATATATGAACACCAAATACACCAAAACACAAAATAAACATGGGTTTTTCGATAAAAACTTTGAATTATTGCTCGCATAAGCGTTGCTGAATTCCAATCTTTTAAATACAAAAACGAATAAATGAACTTTTTATTCAAAAAAATAACTCTCATTGGAGATATGTTATGAAATTCGATAAGTATAAGATTTAGGATTATTAGGGTATTTTTTTGTTCAAATTACCTTTTAAATTCGAAAGTTTAGTAATTATTGTCTTTATCATTATATTGCTAATAGCCATCATTAATACTTTATACATATTAAATATCTCAATGAAAAAATACGACCATCTAAAAAACTACAGAGAAAAAAGTGACGAAGATGACAAGGAGGGATGACAAATGTGGGTTCGTGAAATCACCAAAAACAATAGTACGGCCTATCGCTATTTAGAGCGCTATACAGACCCTTTAACTGGCAAGTATAAAACAGTATCAGTTACACGTAACAAGAATAATGTACGTAGCCAAAAGGACGCTCAATTAGAATTAAATAAAATAATTGAACAACGTTTGAAACATTACAGTACGAAACAACTTGAAAACTTAACGTTCCATGATGCGTGCGATGAATGGTTAGAGCATTACAAGACACATTCAGGCTCAAAACCAACCACTATTAAAGAAAAGAAAAGTAATACTAATACAGTTAAAAATGCTATTGATAGCAAAGTACTCATCAGCAAGATTACGCACACCTACTTACAAAACATCATTAATGAATGGGCTAAATCACATAGTATTGGCCATGTTCAATCTCTTGTTATTGTTATTCGTTCCGTTTTCAAATATGCGTTTAAATATTATGATCTTCACGATATTAGTGTGTTAGATAAAATAGATATACCTAAGAAAGCCAAAACCAGAAACGAACTTCAAGCTAAACGTAATAACTATTTAGAAGATAGCGAAGTAAAGGAGTTACTTCAATGCTTCGACTATCTAATTAAACATAAGCGTCATGCTACACGTAAACGTAACTATGAAATGGTAAAAGCATTAGTAGAATTTCAAATTAACAATGGAATGCGCATTGGCGAACTCCTAGCAATCAAGACAGACAATGTAGACGTGGAGAATAAAACACTAGAGATTGATGGCACAATTAACTGGGTTACTGATACAGAAACTGGAGCATTTGGCGTTAAAGAAACAACTAAGACAAGTAAGAGTTATCGAACAATAGGCCTCACAACTCAAAGTATTAATTTACTTAAAAAGCTCACGCTAAGAAATAAAAAAGAAAATCAGTGGAATACTAAATTCATAGATAGAGGTTATATATTTACTAACACTGCTGGTAGCCCTATTGACTTAAATAAGGTGAATAATATTATTAAAGAAGCGACAGATATAAGTTCAATTAACAAACGTGTGACAACGCACACATTACGTCATACACATATATCTACACTTGCTCAGTTAGGAATAAACCTAAAAGCGATACAAGATAGAGTTGGTCACAGTGATTATAAAACAACTTTAGAGATATACACCCATGTTACTGATCAGATGGCTAAAGATATGATGAATAAACTAGAAAATATAAGCAGTTAAATAAAAAGAACGGGGTTAAATAAATGTCATATGAAATGTTTGATGAAGCGAATGATATATACAAAACTTTATTCGATTCTGGTAAAGACCGTTTTAAAGGATTACCATATTGGCATCGATCAAAGTCTAATTGGTTATTCAAAGAATATAACGGAAAAATTAGCAATACATATAATAGCTACAAACGGGAAACAATAATTTATGTCGATTTTGGAATTAATGTGGGAAGTGAAATTTCTGGTGGACATTTTGCTATTGTTTTAAATAAAAACGATAACAAAAAGAGTAGTATGCTTAACGTTATCCCTTTATCTTCTAAGGATAAAAAATATTATCTCTCAATAGATAAAACTGTATTTGAAAATGCTAGTAATAGACTTAAACAATCATTAGACGATTGCCAAAAAAACATTAGCAAAATCACCTCAAAAATAGAAAAATTGCAATCCGAATACAAAGAACTGTACAAAAGTACTAAAGAAGGTATAAACGCAATAAGAGATAAAAATAGTGATACAGAGATTACCATAAGTGATTTAGAGAAAAATATAGAAGAATTAAAAGTAAATATAAAATCCGAAGAAAAATTATCAAAAGAAATTGAAAATAATAAGAATATGATTGAAAAAGTTTACCTCAAATATTCAAAATACGACAAATAA